GCACAGGACAAGGATCATATTCTGGTAACTACACATTTGGTCCTGGAGGTAACGGTTTGTATGTTAATGTAGCAAATAGTTCAACATATTCAGGAACATTTGCAAAAGGTGGAAATGGTGGACAAAACATACCGCAAACTGGTGGCGGTAATGGTACAGCAAATACCGGTAATGGTGGCGATGGTGCTTATCCTTACGGTTCTACTGGCTCTGGTGGAAAAGGTAAGATAATGTTATGGCACACAGATACACTTGCTATTTCACCTATAGTAGTGGGTACAACCGGAATATACACAACAAATAGCTATAAAGTGTATGTGTTTGATACAAGCGGAACTATTGAATTTAAATATTCTGACACTAGCCTATTACTCAATGCCGATGAAAGTAAAATATTTGATGCTACTACACAAAATAACATATATCAAATAGGCGATGTATCTGTATCAACTTCGATAATTAAATATAATCCTACCAGTATATATTTTGACGGTGACGGTGACGGCTTGGGTATTGGCGGTTCAACTTCGACGACCACTGCAACAAATTTAACAGCGATAGGGTCAGGCAATTTTACAGTGGAAATGTGGATGTATCCACTTAGTTTATATAATACTGCCACTGCGCCTGCATTGCTAGATTCTAGGACTACTAGTACCAGTGTTCCGGGATCTGCATATTTAGGTTACACAGGAGTAACTGTTCCGACCGGTAGTCAAATTGGATGGAAAGATAATACCACATTTGTCACAACGGGAACAGTGATCATTAATACGTGGAATTATGTATCAGTCATTAGATCCGGATCTACATTAACTATGTATATAAATGGTGCCGCTACTAGCTCTACAACAAATACCACAAATTATACGATACCATTTAAATATATTGGAATATCATATGACTTATTATCGTTTAAGGGATATATTGATGATTTGAGAATTACTCTAAATGCTCGAACCAGCGCATATCCGGAATCTCGTCCGCAATTGAAATAATCCATACTCAATATCATTGACATCAAGTACCCGTAGTGTATAATTAATAGTATGAAAATTGCTATAATAGACATTATCGGTATACCATTCGATGGTACTACTGTGGATAAACAAGGGTTAGGTGGTAGCGAAAGTGCTGTTACTTTGATGGCTCGAGAATTAGCCGAGTTAGAATTCGATGTTACTGTATTCAATAATTGTAATATTGATCATGCAAACGCAGGTGTGTATGATGATGTAACATATCGCCCGTTAACTGATCTTGCACAAGACCACGTATTTGATATCATTATTAGTTCCAGAACTGTAATACCATTTACAGATCCAGCTGACTATGAGAAGTTAGGCGATCATAGAGCATGGCCATTTAAGGATATGAATCTATATGATCGTATCCTAAGCAAAGCCAAGATGCGTGTGTTATGGATGCACGATACATTCTGTCTCGGTGATTTACTAATTGAAGAGTTAGCCAATGCAAATCGTATCACAGACATTTTTACACTAAGCGATTTTCACTTGACTTATGTGGCTAATTGCGATCATGGCAAAAAGCGAAACTTTGAAGTATTAAAGCGTAAGCTATTCATTACTAGAAACGGTGCTAGAAATTATAATCCCGAAGTCGATATACAAGCCAAAGATCCAAACTTATTTGTATACAATGCATCTGTTACCAAGGGCATGGTTCCACTAGTGGAACAAATTTGGCCAAGAATTAAAAATCAATTGCCCCAGGCAAAATTAAAAATCATCGGAGGCTATTACAGATTTAGTTCCGGTGATGCACCCGATGAACAAGAAAAGAAATGGCGCCAATTAGCAGATGATATTAATAATCCAGCCAGGGGCGTAGAATTTACTGGTATTATACCACAGTACGAAATTGCAAAGATATTGTCTGAATCTAATTTCATGATATATCCCGCGGCATTTCCCGAGACCTACGGAATTAGTACATTAGAAAGTTTAATGTATAATACTCCTGTTATTACTTGCAGATTTGGTGCATTGGAAGAAATTGCACTAGATGGTGCATGTTATCTAATTGATTATGCAATAGTACCCAACGGATTATTCCCTACTATCAATTCACAGGCACAAGTTGAACACTTTGTTAATGCAACATTAGCGGCCTATCATAACAAATACTTACATCAACAAAAACAATATTATTGCAATATCATCAAAGATATAGCGGGTTGGGATAGTGTGGCATTGCAGTGGAAACAGCATTTCTTTAAAAAGACAGGCAATTATCTCTCTGCTGATGAATATAAAGAAGCCAGTAAAATTAATCACAAAGTTAATAAAATATGGAAACGTAGGTTCCATAATGAAATTGAACTTGAGACTTATAAGTCTAATGTTGAACAAGAATTTGTAATCCTTAGCCCATTTTATAATTGTGCTCATTACGTTGAAAAATGCATTAACAGTGTAGCAACACAGGATTATAATAATTATCGTCATATACTAATTGATGATTGCTCAACTGATAACTCTGCCGAAGTGGTAGAATATGTTATCAGTAAGTTACCATCTGAGATACAGAGTAAGTTTACGCTAATTAAAAATGCCACTAATCAAGGTGCTGTTAAAAATCAAATTGACACTATACGTACATTAAATGATGATGCGATTGTAATGTTGCTCGACGGCGACGACAGTTTAATTAATGATAACACAGTACTATCCTATTACAATACTGTGTATGATGCTGACACTGAATTCACCTATGGTAGTTGCTGGAGCATGGTTGATAACATTCCGTTGATCAGCCAGCCATATCCCGAGAAAGTCAAGCAGTCCGGAAATTATCGTAACCATCACTTTAACTGGATCTTACCTTATACGCATTTCCGTACCTTTAAGAAATATCTAATCAATGGCATTGATAATAGTATGTTTCAAGACAGTCAAGGGGAATGGTATAAAGCAGGCGGCGACGGCAGCGTGTTCTATGCGTTGATCGAAACAGCCAAACCCGATAAAATTAAATGTTTGCAGGACATTGTTTACAATTACAATGACATAAATCCATTGAACGATTATAAAGTTAATAGTGCTGAACAGACCCGCACCGCCAATGATATAGTTAACAAAACTAAAACTACCAAATACTCTGTAATTGTTCCTACAATGTGGAGAGTAGCAGATCAGTTTGTTGAATTTGTGGGCAAGCTATGTGAACATAAATCTGTAAATGAAATTATTATCATCGACAATAATAATACTAAAACACCTAGTGCAGGATTAGATCATCCTAAAATTAGAATGTTAGATTTTGGTACAAACATATTTGTTAACCCAGCATGGAATGTAGGTGTTGAAACTAGCAAGAATGACAAGCTGTGTATTGTCAATGATGATGTAGTTTTTGATACTGATTTATTTGATAAACTAAAAAATATGTTAAATGAGGATAATGGTGTATTTGGTTTATGTCCAGGCGAGCCAGATTTTAGTCAACCACCTATTACTACAAAAACTATTGACATCGTTCCGTGGGCAGGTGAACATACGTATGGCTTTGGCTGTTTGATGTTTATCAATAAAAAGAGCTGGGTTCCGATACCCGACGGCCTGGACATTTATTATGGTGATAATTTTATATTTGATCTTCAGTTAAAAAGAGGCAAGCCAAACTATATTATTACAAACATGGATTTCTATAGTCAGTTTGCTGCAACTACTTCAGATACTTCTATCACTGGTGGGTTTTTAGAAAGAGAAACGCACGTTTACGAACAGGTTAGAGCAGGCATGCAAGAGATAATCAACGAAATTCCTGCGCCTGTTATTGAGCCGCTGCCTGTACAAGTAAAGAAACGAATTTTAATCGGTATACCTACTGCTAGAAACATTGAAGCAGATACATTTAAATCTGTATACGATTTAGAAGTACCTGACGGATATACCGTCGACTTCCAGTATTTCTTTGGTTATAACATTGACCAGGTGCGTAACTTGATTGCTGATTGGGTAGTTAATGGTTATGATTATCTCTTATCCATTGACAGCGATATTGCATTTGAGAGAGATATCCTTAAGAAATTATTAGCACATGATAGAGATGTAGTATCGGGTATGTATATACAACGTCGACCTGGCATACATGTATTAGAATTATATGAGCATAATAATAGAGGCGGTGTATCAAACATTCCGTATGAAAAGATCAAAGGACGAGGTCTGGTTGAAATTGCAGGTTGTGGTTTCGGATGTGTATTAGTTAAAGCAGAAGTATTTAGAAAAGTTGGATACCCGCAATTTAAATACCACTCTGCTATTGATCATGCACATACGATTTCTGAAGATAACGATTTCTGTACTAAAGCAAGAAACAATGGATTCCGCATCTGGGTGGATACTAGTATACAATGCAGACACATTGGCAGTTTCACTTTTCAAATTGACAACAGCATACCTGCATTACCAGAGTCAGCAGCCGCTACATTTAATAGCATAGCAGATAGATTACGATTCATAGGCAACAGCGGAACATTACCAACTTCACACACTGACTATCTTGCAAAAATTAGGGATCAATACAAGTATAGTCCTGTTGTAATATATGACATAGGTGCATGTGTATTGCATTGGTCCAAGGCTGCAAAGAAGATATGGGCAGATGTTGAGATTGTTGCATTTGACGTCATGGATTCTGCAGAAGTTTTATATCAAGAAGCTGGCATGAAATATAACATAGGTCTGCTCAGTGACACTGATGGCAGAGAACTTGAGTTTTATCAAAATGATTTTGATCCAGGCGGCAATAGCTACTATGTAGAAAATTCTGATATAAATCCAGCTGCCGCAGTATTATATACTGAATCGCATAAGCGTAAACTTAAATCAATTACTTTAGATAGTGCTGTGCTTGCTGGACAGTTACCACTACCTGATCTAATTAAAATGGATGTGCAGGGTTCGGAATTAGATATTCTCAAAGGTGCCCAAGAAACTTTAAGAACTGTCAAACATGTAATTTTAGGATTACAAATGATAGAGTATAATAGAGGTGCTCCCTTACACAATGAAGTAATAACATACATGAGTAAACTAGGATTTGAGTGTATGGGTATGTTCTGCGATAAAGGCCCAGATGGAGATTATCACTTTGTACGAAAATAAATTTTCAATAGTCGTAAAAAAGCCCCGATCGATGCCGGGGCTCATGGACTACGTCCTATATTTTTATTATATTATTTCTTTGATGCTGTGACGCCATTATTAACAAAGGCATACATCTTTTCAGCAGTCTCCATAATCTTTTCTAGACCCGGAAATTCTGGCATACCTATTTTGGTAACGATTTGACCAGTCTTCTCGTCTTTGGTAGCACTCATTTCCCAACCGCGGAACTTAGAGTGATATTCTTCACTAACTAGTCCTTTGGCCATGTCTAGAATGTCTGTACGGATTTCATATCCGTTCTTGTTGAATTTTACTTCAGGTGCTTTAATTGTTGACATAATTTTCTCCTTGTGTGTGTATGTCTTAGGCAGTAGCCGTCTTGCTACGTGTAGTCTTAGCCTCAACTACTTCTTCATTCTGTGGAAACCATTTATTACTAATGGAATCCATGGAATACTTTGCAATGTCAGTAAAGTTATGTGCTAACATTTTAGCAAATTCAGTCTGAGCATCGATATAATCGTGTGCAGCCTTGTTCAGCGTAGGATTAGTGATGATCTTATTTGTTAGGCCTCGCTTGGTTTCTTGGAACGCTTCGATATGTGCGTCAAGTGTTAGATATGGTGCAAATAGTTTATTAAACATTTTTATTTCCCTGTGTGTTAATGTGTAGCAGTAATTGTACTGCATTGTTATTTATATTGCAATTTATATGAGCAATTAAATTAATGATGTTACAATTTAACTAAATATTTATACAACAAGGATAATATCTTGAAAAAAGTCACCCGCAGTTTATTAGAAGAATTAAATTCTATTACTTTGAAAAAAGATAATGAAGCCTTGATCGAAGCTAGAGCAACTCATGTCATTGATAGTGCAATCAATCTATTGTCATTTATTAAAGAAAATTTCAGCCCAGACGAGGCCTACGAATTAGAACGCAGACTACTTAACAGTATCAAAGGTGGAGATTCGAGCAAATTTACCCGTAGCATACGCAAGTTAAGAGACAACAAAGAAACTGCTAAACACCTAAAAGTCATCGAAGGTGACATAAAAAACGACGATTAATTGGCCATAATAGGTATTTTTTCCTAGATTGGATAAATAAAAACATAACGAGTTCCATAGGGGAGCTCAAAAAAGATTAAGGAGATTTTAAAATGGCAACATTAAACAGAGTACACGGTCAAGTTGGCCCAGGAGCATTTTTTGGTTATACTCAAATCGTAGTTAAAATTGCAGCAACAGGCAAATTTACAGCTGACGCAGTTGACGCTACAACAGGCGCTATCACAGAAGGCGGCTATGCTAAGGCAGTTAAAGCAATGCAAACTTTTGGTAGCATTACG